TTTGCCAACTGAGCCGCTGCGGATTCCTCGGCGGGTGCGGAGGGAGCCGGGGCTGATGCACGGGGCGGTGCAGAGGGCGCGGGACCCGAAGGCGCTGCAGCGGCAGGGCTGCCCTTCTTGCCGAAGAGGCCCATAATGAACTTATACACATCATCCAATACACCGGCCCCGGTCATGCCACCGCGGAGCATACGAAGACGATCGGCAATCTCGGAGGCCTTGTCGGGGCGTTCCTTTTTCAGTGCAGCTAGAGCCTTCATCATCTTGGCCTTGGAGGGACGCTTGCCGCCCGTACCAGATCCCATGAGACCCATGATGCCGCGCATCACGCCACTCAGAAGACCCGGTAAGAATCCTCCCACCACCCGCGCCATGTCGTCACTGCCTCCCTTCATTTCACTATCCTCCATCATTGATCCATCGGGCATTCGATGACGGCCCTCCCCTTCATAGGAGCCAGTGCGAGCCCCTCCCCGAGCTCTATAGAACCTATTGTCCGGCATATCGTCACCGGCATTGCAGTTGCACGGGGCCATGCCTCTGCGGAATGAATCCATATATCCGGAACCGTGGAGATCCCTCAAATGCTGCCCCAACATTGCGCCCTGTTCGTGGGCCTCCGAGTGCGCCCCGCCACGAAACTGGGAGAGCCCACTGGAGGGCACAGCACCAGCCCCCCGGGCGCCCTCGACGGGATTGTATCGCATCGCCTCTTCTTCGAGGGCCCGACTGTTAGCCATTGCAGCTCGTTGCATTCGGGCAGCCATTATATCAAGGCCGAAGAAATATTTTATATCAGCCAATATTGACGGATCACCCCCGGAAGAATCTCCCGATCCCGCGTAAATACCCGCCTAAATAATCTCTCCTTCTAAGGTATAGATGGAGACGACCGAGTTTATGATGCAGCTCGCAAAGAAGTTGGTGGATGAACGGAAGGTGGCGGAATCTACAGCGAACGCCTACGTGCGGACGCTTTACCAGCTCAACGGAAAGGCACCGTACAAGAATCTGACCTTCCTCAAAAATACCGAGGGGGTCCAGAAGCATTTGGAGGGCTACGCGGATTCTACCCGGCGTGCAGTATTGGGGGCCGTGGTGGGGGTGTTGATGCTCTTCAAGGACAAGCCAACGTTCAAAAAGATTTTCACGTTCTATCACGATCTGATGACGGAGAAGAACAAGGTGGCGCGTGAAGAGGAGGCCAAGGCGCCTAATACCAAGACGGAGAAGCAGAAGGACAACTGGCTCTCGTGGGAAGAAATCAGCCGCACGCGCAGCGTCATTACCAAGGACGTGGCCGAGTTTTCGGGCAATAAGACCGTCACGAACAGTCAGTATGATCGCCTTCTGCAGTCGGTCATCCTTGCGCTCTACACGGAAATCCAGCCCCGCCGCAACCAAGACTATCTCGACATGTACATCGTCAAGAAGTGGAGCGACAAGATGCCCACGGACAAGAACTATTTCGACGTGAGCACGGGCAAGTTCGTGTTCAACAAGTACAAAACGAGCAAAAAATACGGCGCGCAGACGGCAGAGGTCCCCGCTCCCCTCTTGGCCGAGCTGGAGTTGTTCCTAAAGTTTCACCCGCTGTGGAAGGGCGTGGCGAAGCGCAAGGCGGATCCCGTCAAGCTACTGGTGCAGCACGATGGCACCCCGCTGACGGCCGTCAATGCGATCACGCGCATCCTCAACCGGATCTTCGGCAAGAAGATCGGGTCCAGCATGTTGCGCCACATTTACATTTCGGATAAGTACAAGGAGGCCGATGTGATCGAACAAGAGCGCAAGAAGGACGCAGAGGCGATGGGTCACTCGGTGGGCATGCAGAAGTCTGTTTATTTTAAGAAGGACGACAACGATGATGTGATCACCCACGCCTAATCAAAGGTGATCACGATGGGTTCCGCCATGACAGTTATTTTCACGGGGACGATGGGTTTCCTCTTACGGCCGGGCTTTTTACGCTCAGCCGCAAGGGGCTTTTTGGGTCCGGAGCCTCGGTAGGCATCTAGCGGGGATTCAGTGAAGGGGATTTGACGATCCATTCTAAACTAGGGATATAGTTTCCGGGGCGCTGCCCGGGAGGCCAGCGGCAAGACGGAGCAGGAACTCCATGTGTTTGAGGGTCATATCGCCAACGGCAGGGGAAACGGCAATGCGCCGGAAGAAAGGACTCCAGAACTCATTCCCCTCCTTGTCCGCGGTTTCTTCAAGCATTTTAGCGAACGTCTTGCCCTTGGTGCGGAAATAGGACTCACGCTTGCGCTGACGATCAGCTTCATGCTGTGCCTCGCTATTCTCTGCTGCCTTCCGTTCTCGTTCGGCTTCGCGACGAAGTCTGTTCTGCTCGAGAATCTTCTCACGATTTTTTTCATAGTATGCACGATACGCCGCACCTTTGGTCATTCCTTATATAGTACAGCGCGGTTTCTTTAGACAGAAGAATCGCCAAAAATTAGTCAGAACCGGGAATATTTTTATTCGCCATTCTGCTTATTCGTCGTGTGCCTCGATGCGCCTCAGTCCCAAGTAGTACGACCCTGCAGGGCGCGTGACGGGCTCCCATACGGTACCGATCAACTCCTGCGTCTTGAAAGTGTTGGACTTGCGTTCTTGTGTGATTCCGCTCCGTTCCATAAACGATTTCAGCTTGGCAGCAGTCATGGCCTTGACCTCGGGGTTCGTTTCCTTAAAGAGCATGAGGATCTCGGTCGCCGGCACCCAGAACCGCTTATCGGCAGGATCCATGCCCTTCTCGTAGTGCGCCGGGAGCCATTCCTTGATCGGATCGTTCTCATTAAGATAGGCTTTTGTGTCCTCGATTACGCGGGGAGACTGGCTCAAGGAGGATTTAATAGTCGGGTAGATCTCTAGGAGCATCTGCACAAACTCGGCGCGCCATTCATCGGACTTTTCAATCATCGGTTTTAGTTCGATATTGCGGGGACGCTGATGCGGCTGCGTCGGCGTTTCTACGAACATAAGGGGGAAGGTGATCAGCTGCAGTCGCTCCGAAATCGCATCATCGAGCTTGTTCAGCTTAGGTACGCCATTGCACTGGAGCCAAAGTCCGAACTGCGGCTGGAACTGAACCGGATTCTGATTCAGAAGGCGCGCTGAGATAGTGCCGCCGCCCGTGTATTCCTTGATGACGCCGATCTGTAGAACATCGTCTGCTTCGGGCTCCTGAGTCTGAACGAAACGCTTCCCTTTGGTCTTCGGCAGATCTGGATTCGCCGCTCCTTGTTTGTCGATTTTCTTGGTGATCACTGCGTGCGGGATTTCATGAAAGTAGTCGCCGAATGCACGCTTGATGAGTGCGGACAACAGACCCTTCCCGTTGCGGCCACGTCCCGTCCAGACATAGAACTCCTCAAAGCGCTTGGTACCGTGTAGCTGGACGGCAATAGTGCGTAGCACATACTCCCTCGTCGCAGCGTCATCTTCCCAGATGGAAGCTAACCATTTATTGATTTTTTCACGGATCGTGGGGTCAGACTTCGTCGGGAACTTGTAGCCAGTATGGAGGCTGACAAAGTCAGAGGGCAAGATGTCGCGAACGATCGGCGTCGGTGCGCTGAGATCAATCACCTTGTCGGAAAAGGCAAAGAGGTTGCGGGACTCATCCATCAATTTTTCGAGATCATCGTTGTTGTAGAACGAATGCAGCATGCCCGCGACACCCTCTAGGAAATGCTTGTTGCCGATCTCCTTGGACAAGTAGGCGAACTTCGCCGCGTACGCCTTCGTCTCCTCCGTGTAGGGCGGCGGCGGCACGAGGGCCCAGTTCTCTGCGATAACCCCCTTCATGGTGACCCAGATATCGTTTAGGAGACCGGGCGGCACCCTATCGCAATGCCTCCAAGTATTAGACGGCATCAACTGGTACCACTTGAGCGTCTCGTTGTAGAGGTAGGCGTCGGGCTTGAGATTGTAGAAGAACTTCGCGATCTCTGCGTGATTGTAGCACTTGACGAGTGCCTTGAAATCGTTGCGGGCCGGGATCAGCTCGGCATAGAGAACGGGGTTGCTTGCCTTGAGCCACTTCCAGATTGACGCCTGAGAAAGCGCACCTTTTGTGAAAGTCGCCCACTTGTCGGCGCATGCGCCCTTCTTGTATGCTGCAGCCGATTGCTTGGAGAAATCGTCCCACGCTTTCAAGCCAAGCCCCTCATTGAAGCATACGAAGCCGACACGCAGCCAGTCCTCGTAGCCCGTGTAGTATCTCGCAGGCAGGCCCATGATCGCGCGGACCAGTAGCGCATTCTGGGCTTCGGTCTCCTCATCGACCGATGGCTCGACACTGACGGGATCCGCTGCCTCCTTCTTCTTGGGCTTGGGTACCACAACGGCTTCCTCCTCCACGACCGGCTCGGGCAGGGCTTCGGAATCCTCGGGGATGTAGGTAATGAGCGTATCGAGTACCGTGTGTCCCTCACTCACGATCTTGTTCGGGCGGTCCTCCGTATAGAGCTCATGATACACTTTCTCAGAGTCATAAAAGCCGAAGTCCTTGGAGGATCCGAACATCCGCATCTTACGACCCTTGGGATTATAAACCCCCATATCAACGCTGAGGCGAGGCGTGATCGTCGCATCATCCGTGATCTCGATACACCCAGCAAGCAGCTCGCTAAGCGTTTTCATGTAGTCCGTCACGAAGACTACAAGCGCTGCCTTTGTGCCGTGCTTTTTGGTGAATTGAATACGGAAGGAGAGCTTGTTCTTGTAGGACTTGTCGCCGTCCTTTGTGATGGCTTCAAGCTGGTGCTGAGACGACTCCATGATGCACGCATCAGAGATACCGAATCGTAGCGCGTTCGTGATGCTTTCAACCAGATCGTCGAACTCGCGCTTGCCGATGTCGCCAGCATCACCATCTAGGTCGATATAGACACGGTTATGCACTAGATCGGCATTGTCAGGGGTGGGATTCGTGCGCTCGTAGAGATCAGAAAACTTCGCAAGCATCTTCTCCACCTTGCTAATGGGTACGCGCATGCACTTCTTGTCACTCTTGAGCAGGCCGCGGGTGATGAGTACGTAGGGCTCCATTTCTGCTATACCCTCTCCGGAGATTTTAATTCCGGGGGATTTTACTTTCGGCTCGGACATTTTTACTTGGCAATCGGCGATCATCTGAATCTACTGGTTAATCCTACTTTAGGCTGCCGGAGCGCCCGTCAAGTTTGGTCCTTCAACCGCCAAAGCTTTTTAGAGATCAGAAAGCAAGATAGGCAAGATAGCTAATCCGCTAACTTCCCCTCGGGAGGGGGGTTTTACCGGGAAAACCAAACTTAGCTTTTTAGCTATCTTGCCTATCTTGCCTATCTTGTAATGCCCTCATTAGATTAGTCGCATGGCCCTCAGATGCTTCATGTAGGCTTCGGGAAGCTCACCCTTGGCAGCCCTCTTAGCCAACGCCCTCATGGCCTTAGCAAGTTGCTTGGGTTCATCGCGAATACGCTTAGCCTCTTCACGCTCAGCCTTTGCATCAGCACGCGCCGCCGCTGCATCCCTCTGCTTGTTATATGCTAAGCCTCTGGAAGTGGGTTTCCCCATCACTTCCATCACAGCATCATATTCATCAGATCCTTTCTTGGGCGCAGCTCCACCGGGAATCCCGTACATCTTTCGGTACTTCGCGACGGCCTCAAGAAAGTTCATTTATACTCTTATATTAGTTTTTTTTTTGTCAAATATCGAAAGTACTCACCGCCGAAAGTTGATTCCCCCGGGAGTCAAGAAGTTTCCCCGGATTTATTTTCTCTGCCCCGGATATAGAAATGCCTTCCATGTCTCCATCTCCAACCCGCAGAGACGACAAGGCATTGGGCGAGGACTCCGAACAGCGCAACTTTCTCACGCTGCAGAAGTATCTCAGCACTACTCTCAACCACAACGGGACCTACGCGATCTTCGATTTCAGCAACCCGACGAATACAGTACATGTAGAGCTGAAAACCCGACGTGTTTGTCATAATCGGTACCCTACAGCAATCATAGGCAAGAACAAGGTGGATTTCTGTAACGATCCAGCGAAGAGCTACTATTTTGTCTATAGCTACCTAGACGGTCTCTTTTCGATCAAGTACAACAAGACGCTTTTTGACAGCTTTGAATCAGCTGTGTATAAGCGCGGCGACCGCCCGGACTCGCCCGCTGTCGAGAACATGGTGATCTACATTCCCTATGAACATCTCACGAAGATTGGATAAAAAAAATTGAGAGTAAGCGGTAGCGAACACGGCGATCTCACGAAAACCTTACAAAAATGCTCCAAAAAGTTTCGTGTTTCAAAGGCAAAAAAAAGACCAAACTTGACACGTCCTCTGCCCCCCCTCTCCATGAAGTAAATGGACACTCTCAACGGATTTGCACACCTCGACACGAAGAAGAATGCTGTGCTGCTTAAGCATTTAATGAAGAAGCAACAGAGCAAGCCGAAGCCATTCACCACCTGCGCTTACTGTACGAAACCCGAGTGCGGGCGCTATCACGATGTCATTCTCTGCGAAACGCATAAGGAGTTCTGCGGCTTCTGCAGCTGCGGCATCCTCCGGACCCTTTGCGACAACTGCACCGAGTAAAACCTTCAAACTGATCACTTTTGGCAGTGACCTCGCAAAGATTCTCTAGGCAGTCAGTAGATGATTACAACATACACAGACACGGAACTAGCGCAGGATTTTATAAGCTTAACACGGGCTATGCCTCGGCTCCCTGTAGGGGCAAGACAGCGACAAGGGATGAAAGTACTCGAGCACTACCAGCCACATTTCTGGGAGACTGAAGGCTCAAACGGCAGGAGCATTGCTAAGCTGTGGGACGACGAAGCCCTCAAGAAAAAGGTCATCGACAACGACAGAACGTTCAAACGTGTCGGCAAATTGTACGTGTCTGAAATACGTCGCAATTTGGCGTTTTTTGGGAACGCCCCCCTACCTACCATGTACCGCCCCCTTCTTACGAAGGCGATCGTTCAAAAATACAACGCAAAGACCGTCTTGGATCCATGCGTAGGCTGGGGCGGGCGCTTACTCGGCTGCCTAGCATCTGGCGTTTCTTTTGCAGGGATCGAGCCATACACCAAAACCTACAGCGGACTAAAGAAAATAGCCGACGTGTTCGGCAAGGAAACGCACGTGGTGCTGTACAATGAAGGGGCAGAGACTGTTCTACCGCGGCTCTCTGAAACGTTCGATATGGTACTCACGAGCCCGCCGTACTTTGATTTAGAAGTGTATGGTGACGAGGAGACGCAGAGTATAAAACGATTCCCGACGTGGGATGCGTGGCTCGATGGGTTTCTAGATCCCGTAATACGTGAGTGTCTCCGGTGTCTGAAAACGGATGGCGTTTCTGCTTGGTCGGTCAAAAACATGGGCACTAGAAAACTAGAGGCCGAAGTTAAGGCGATTCACAAAAAATACGGGTTCTGCTGTGTAGCGACTGAAGGTATGAAGGCGCCCGCAAGGAACCGTGGAGGTGATGCCAGAACATCTGAAGAGACATTCATCTTCAGGCGGATCGCCTAAAAAGTTATGGGGGTGGCGGACCAAACTTGACGGGCCGATCCACCACCCCCCCAGAACGTATAATGCTATCCATGAAGAGCCAGATGAACTTCGACATGAACAAGAGCCACTTCTTCTACAAGGTGGATGCGTGCGCCGAGTTCATTGATGGTGTATTGGATGAAATGACTAATCGTTTCATCTATTACACTGATGCAGGGAAGAAGGTACAGAAGACGATCGTGAAAATGAATGGGAATGTGTATGTCCCGTACAAAGGACACATGCGAATGGTGAGGGGGCTCGATGAAATGGTATAAATACCGAGGAATGTCTCTATTTTGGCGCACTAAGGAGCTTTTTTATTGCTCGGTTAAAGAACTCATCATCCTTCTCAATGCCTATGGCTCTGATACCGAGGGTTTTGGCAGCAAAGATACAATTGAAAGATCCAGCGGTTGGATCCAAGATTATTCCATTTTCCGGGACATAGCGTTTGAGAAGCCACTCATAGAGTTCAATGGGCTTTGCCGTTGGATGGCCATTCTTTTCTTTCTTGTTGGCGACGGTTACAACAGACGTTGGGCAACGTCGCCCTGCTTCTACTGTCAGACTTGTGTTTGGCATATCACCGATCGGCACAAAGTTAGAACAGGAGCGACCACCTCCTCCTGCAGGGAAATCCCCCGTGATATCTATGCGCTTGTAGTACGCCCCCTTCTTGCTGAAGACATAAATCATTTCATGTGCAGTCATGGGGGCTTTGTTTGCCCTTAGGAATCCTACCGCATTCGTTTTCGCCCATACAATATCATAGCGAAACCATGATTCGTTCGATTTGATGAGATCAAAACCAAATTTAGAGTTGCAGAACATTAAGACCGGGGTATGATCATCTTTGGCCAATCGTTTGACTTGTACCCAGAACTCTGTCAGGTCTATCTTGTTGTCCCATTTACAGCCTCCCGTCAAGCAGCCATAAGGCAAATCACAAATGAAGCAAGAGATTGATTTGTCTTGTAGCCCTTTCATGATCTGTAAGCAATCGCCTTTAAGGATTGAGACCATTTTCTACATTAGATTAACAAATATTCTGTGGGAGCGTCTCTATTTTGGCGTAAAAATGAGGATTAATGGCTTTAATACGGCTATTTTACCTCTATTTACTTTATTTCTGCCATATTACACGTATAAAATCCGGATTTTATACGGTGAAAATCGCTGGAATAATGAATATTAAGGTAATATAGAGATAAATATGGGTATAATCCACATTATTACCGTGATTTGTTCTAATATGGGCTGTTTTTAATCCATATATTTTTCTAAATGGTATATAGAATGCCGTATCGTCTCCGCAAGGCTCCGAAGCGTGATCTATATTGGGTAGTCGGTGAGGATGGATCCAAGAGGAGCCATGATCCCCTGCCTCTCGAGACGGCCAAGGCTCAGATGGCCGCGCTATATGCCGCTATGCCCAGTACGGAGGGCGGCTCTGCTCAGTCCGGCTTTGTTCGCCGCATGCTAGGGGAGGTGAAACGGAAGAATATACTGCAGAAGAAATCGAACCTATACGCGCCTATCACATCTCTGCGCAAGTATTCCACCATGAATAGTCCTGCCGTATTCAACCCTAGCAAACTGACGGCATCCACGACTTCAAAGTGGATCAGTGATCATTTCGGGGCTCCGAAGGATACGATCCAAGAGTACATCGACAATGAACTTGAGGGTGACTATGAAAAGTGGAAGCGGGGCAAGCTTACATTCAAGGGTGACACAGTTAGCCACAACGGCAAGCTTTACAAAGCCAAGGAGGACACGCTATACGCAGAACCCCCGAACGCAAAAATCTGGCAGTCTGTAGCACAGAAAGGAAAGGGCCGTATGAAGGGAGGCCTCGAGAACGATGTGACCCGTGCCTACGCGGCCATGAAGCCCATGACCGAAGACAAATGGATCGCCAGCGTCAAGAAGTTCAATCCCGCTGCAGCCACCCCCGCAAACTACGTGAAGGACTATCTGACACCTTGGACAAGACGGCGCGATGCGGCCATCCTAGACCAGCAGCCGGGTGTAGGAAGGGCCGCGGTCCTCCCCGGCTACACGGAAGTCAGGAGTCAAGCAGAAGCCAATGCACTGGGGCCGGGCGCCAAGTATGCCATCCGTAATGCCGACGGCTCTGTATCGTCTGGCACAAATCGCACTCTTGAAGACCTTGCACGGTTTGACCAAGAGGCCGTCGATAAGCAAGTGATGAGGGAGAACCAGAAAAAGGCAGCAGAGGAAAAGTATTGGGCGAATCAGAGCGCCGTCAGCAGATTCTTCAATCGGGACGTGGTGGGGGTGCTGACCAAGATTGCTGATTTCGGATCCGATGTCGTGGGGGCCGTTGTACCGGGCGTAGGCAAGCTGATCCAGAAGGGCTACCAAGGCCTCGCGCCACCCGGCAGCAAATACTACAGCTCGGCACCGCTGGGTCAGAAGATCCTCAATACGCTGGGCAGCATCGCGCCCAGCCCTTCCCAAGTCGGCAGCTTCTTGGGCAGCGGTCACATGCACGGATTGAAGGGGGAGGGTTTCTTCGGGGATATGTTCAGCGCGGTCACACGGCCCATCGGCCGAGTCGTGGGTAGGGTTAGAGATGCTCTGTCTGGTGTTCGTCGGGATTATCCTCCTAGTGTGCGTAAGGTTATTAAAAGCATTGGGGCTCAGCCCATCGCCCGAATGGTGGTCCGCCGTGATCCTATTCCATCTTTCCTTTCCTACGCTGTTGATCTCCTAACGATGGGTCAGTTCAGCAAGGCGCAGCAAGACGCCAACTACGACAAGATGTTCCATCTGTGCATCGAGTTTGAACTGGCCAAGGGGCCCCGGTACGTGATCGAGAAGAACGAAGTCATCAGCGTGGCCCTTGCACGGGCCCCCACCAAGGACACGCAGATCGCCACCGTTGGCATGCAGTCGGCTCTGGACAATACGCTGAACGGCTTGCTCAAGGCAGGGCAAGGCGTCATGAAGGAGCGCTGGTTCGTATATAATGCCCTATCGAACAACTGCCAAGACTTCATTCTGGGCATCCTCCAAGGCAACCAGCAGCTGACCCCGCGCCTCACCGAGTTCGTCAAGCAGCCCCTAGAATCCATCGCGTCCTCTCTGCCCGAGTACGCGGACAAGCTCTTCCAAGGCGTCACCGATGCTGCAGCCGTGGGCAACGTCGTCATCGAAGGGCGTGGTGCCTTCGTGCCACCCTCCTTTGAGGACATGGTCAAGATGGGATCCAAGCGTGTCTTCGCGCTGATGAAACGCCATGGCTACATCCTACCCGAGTTTGAAAAGACGGGCGAAGGACTCGTGGATAAGATACTGAAGACGGGGCTGTCTGCGGTTCCCGTAAAGTTCAGACGCTACTTTATCCGCTTCCAGAATGGCGAATACATCAAGGGCTACAAGTATCAAGGCAGAGGTGCTCTCAAAGGGGGTGGGCCTTACAAGACATTAGTTGAGGATCTCGCTAATAGAGTTATTGGAACCCCCGCCCTCCCCAACGCAGTTGCGACGAGAGCGTTTAATAACTTGAAAGACTTGGTCCTTGATAAAATGGTGGCAGACCGTTTTAATAGACCACGAAAAGACCATTATCTCGCAGAATGGAGACGTGTAGTGGAGGAATTACAAACGGGGGTTAAGAGGTGGTCCAATGAAGCCGATGATTTCGTGTTTGCCGCAGAAGCAGATCATCTTGTTCGTCAAGCCGCATCTCATGATCCCCGTTTTCCCCCTAAGGTCCAAACAAAATTCGTGTTCCCGGCCGGTTCTAGCGACGCGATTCATGGAGCATTTGACGACGCAACTGATTGGAAAATAGCGTACCTAATAATCCCTTTTAAGGATCCGCCAACGCCAGAGAGGGATTTTTTGACGACAGATTCTGCGAATGGTTTATTGGATGCGGCTACAGTAGCAGCGGGAGTAGGAGCGACGGATGAGGCTATAAAGGCTCAGCTTCGTCACCCCCATACACGGGGACGTATTGAGGACCTAATACGCATCGAGTATAAAATGCCGGCGGCGGTGGGCAAGGGTGGGGGCCGGGCGCCCGCCAGCAAGTTCCAGAAGCAGCTGCAGAAGGCCGGGGTCAGTCCCGCCGCCTACCTCAAGAAAGCCCAAGATAAAGCTAAGAAGCTCGGGCTCTCTCATACATTGTTGGGGTTCAGTTCGGATGACAAGCACAAGCTGCAGATCCCTAACGCGGCTGGCAAGTTGATTCGCTTTGGTTCTGTGGGGCTGGGGGATCACGTGCTTTACTCGCTAGCACACGACCCGAGCGCAAACGAACACCGGGCAAGATATTTAGCGAGGGCGACGAAGATAAAAGGGAACTGGAAGGCGGACAAATATTCGCCGAATTCGCTAGCGATTGGGGTGTTGTGGTAGGAGTTGAATAGACCGGCAAGGTGGGTCCCGTAGTAATCGAAGGGATGCACGTGGTGATCGTCGGGATATATTGGAGGGGCACCATATTGCCCGCAATGTCCATCGCGTATGTAGGTGCGTTCATCTACATACGTGAATGAAAAAAAAGACGCTCATGCGAACACCATGACGAGCCAGACGCCCGCATTGTTCGCTGAAGCTCCCGCAAAGTTCCATGACTGACCCGCGCCCGTACCGGCAGCCAAGAGACCCGCCGTCAGAACTGTCGCTGTGCTAGGGTTCGCAACAGTTAGGGGAATACAGACGGTCCTTGCTGCAACGGCCGGGGTCACGTTGCCGAGTGTGCCCGCGGACGTGCTGACGGGGATCGGGCCGTTCTGGGTGAGGGTGGCTAAGGAAGCGTAGTTGAGAGTGACAAGGCCGGGCATGTTAAATCCAAGGGTTGCAGCGACTGCCGTGCCGATGCCGGCGTAGAGAAGAGAACCGGCCACCGTGCTGGAAGGGTAGTTGCCACTTAGGATCTGTGCGACTGACATTTATATTCTATAGGCCGAAAATAAAATTGCCGATTACATCAACCGAGCCGCAAGACCTCGGTGGCCGCGACGACCTCCCGTCCCCGCGCCCGTGCCGTCACCACGGACCGCCGACATGATACCCGGTGCAGCATCCACGGCCGATCGAACTGCCGAGATCGCAGGCTTGGAGGCCTCATAGATCTTCTTAGCACGGCTGAGAACGTTGCCGAGGGAACCGAAGGAGATGCCGCCGACGTGACGCTCGAGGCCCGTGCGGGTACCTTCAGGGGCAATCGGCGCGTTGATGATGTCCTGCTCAGAGAGGACACCCTTGATGATACGACTGGAGCCACGGATGGACTCCAAGAATCCGGAATTGGCCGTGATCGTGTAAATGGTCGGGGTCACGGCGTAGGCAGTGTTATTAAAAATTGATAGCTGAAATTGAAGGGTAAAATTGCCGACAAGTGAGCAGCTCTGGCCTGCCTGAAGGGTGATGTCTTGGGACGGCTTGAGGACGAGGATGGAGCCGACGGAAGGGACCAGCTGGCCGGGGACACGGGCCGTCTGGGTCTGATCCCCCGCTGCACCGGGTACGGGAGAAAGCGCATAGTTGGAAACATTGGCACGGAATGCACCAGACCATTCCGCCCAGTCCATCTCCAGACCGTTCTTAACCGCCATGCCGTAGAGCTCCTCCGCCGTGTGGCTCGAGAGCAGACCGCTGAAGTTGTCGAACGAAATGGACAATGGGTTCGGCGTGGAGCTGTTGAAGAGCGATGCGACGGGAAGATAGAAATCGGCGTAGTTGCTGGGGGCCACGCCGTTGTTGATGAAACCGCCCGTGGAGCCCGAGGCCTTGACGTAGATGATGAGAAGATCGGGGATGGTAGGCAATGTGATCGTCTGGGACATGAGCTGCGAGACAGACCCCGCGGGGATCGGGGTCTGGGTAGGCTGGCTGATGTAACGAGGAAATTCGAAGTACGGCACACACGACTTGGCCGGCAGCGGCACATCCAAACTTGGAGTTAAAAATTGAACATTGACACGTGCAACTGACCACGGTACGGCCAGAGGGTTGAACGTGATGTTGGAAAACAGCTTGCCCGTGCGGCTGGTCGTGCGGAGGACACGCGCGACGCTGGACTGCAAGTTCATGACTAGCTGAATGTTGTTAATGCCGAAGAGACCCGTGTCCCACTCGTGGTGATCCGCGAAGACGAAGGGCGACAGAACCAGAGGCTCCGTAGAGGTGATAGAGAAGCAGACACGGTACTGCTGAGACGTGCCGTAGGCTTGGGTCGTGACCGCAACGCCGTTCGTGACGTTGTAGTTCGTGTAGCCAGCGAGGCCCGTGGCGACGAGAGTGGTGGCGGACGTAGGCCGGAAGATGCCGCCGGCATTGTCCGTGAAGGCGACACCCGGGTAGGCACCGTTCGGGACCTCCGCCGACTCGGACGAGCTGTCGTAGCCGCCAAGGGTGTTGTTGTTCGCGCCGTAGCAGTCATCGTAGCACTGGTACTTGTCCAGCATCGTGGGGGTCGTGCGCTGCACACGGTTGGACTTGTAGTCCGTGAGACGGAGGACCTCCTTGAGCACATCTTGTGTATTAATAACGCTCGTGGTGTCATTTATACTACTCGAAATTGTGCTGCAGATGCTATTGAGCGGAAACGGGGAGATGGCGCAATCCGCACCAAACTCAAGAATGGGGGTCCCTGCGGGGGAGGGAGGGAGCTGCACATCCACGGAGAGGTTGATGGTGCCCGTCCAATCCATCTTCCTATCACAAAAAACGTTTTCGCTTGGGACATACACGTTAAAAGTAAGTTGTGACGAGGTGGCGGCTATAGCTGAGAACGGGGCGTTTGTCAAGCTGAGGGCACCTTTACTTACGGCAAATCGCGGCCTGCTCTGGATCAGGCGGCTGTCGAAAATCGCTTCCTTCTGGATATCAGCGGACATTTTATACAATGTCGGCAGAAAATAAAAGGCGGAGGAAACGTCTAAGCACCCATCCGCTTGTGGCGGAACATCATCTTAAAATCCACAGAGCTGAGGTTAAACATTGTCACCGGGTAGAGCTGGTTGTTAAGACGATTCTTAAAGAAGACTTGGATGTCGATGGACCGAATGTCTATCTTGGAGCTTCCTAGGTCGCTGATGCGGTACTCTGCAGACGGAGAGTAGAAGATGAAGCGGCGGTACGCATCTGCCCCATCCACACCCATGTCCAAGGCGATGTCCGTGACGATAGGCTGGAAAGCAGACTGGCTGGTGGCCGATGAGTTGCCGATGTTGGACGTTCCGAGGATCACGGGGGTGCCCGTGGCCTCGGCACGGATCGGGAGAAGCGTGCTCGTGAAAACAATAGACCCGATGGGCGACCAGAGGCTGTCCGTAGAAGACCAGTCCTGCGCCACGAGATAGAACTGGGTTCCTTGATCAGTCGGCCCCAGAGAGTTCTTGCCGGTGGCCGGGTTGGTCCAGCCCGTTGCAGAAGGGGGGACAAACCCGCCGCCCGCTGAATTGTAAGGAGCCTGCGTCTGGTCCCGTACTTGATTGTAAGGGAAGCCCTTGACCACCAGCTCCCACACGTACCCCTCCGGGACGGGGTAAATGAGGTCATCGATAGCCGTTTTGTTCCAGTAAATGGTGGGGAAGTTGCTGAACAACCCGTAGGTGTTGTTGTTCATGAAGAGCCGC